GGACGATAAAGAACACCCTTAGGACCGTAACTCTGTTACGTGGTGTGGCGGCTGCTGCCTTACTAAATAGATTCGCTACCTAGATAGTAGAAGTGAGCATTTTATGATCAATATTAGTTTTCCCGGCGGTGCTGGTGGTAATTGGTTACTATCCACAATTAATCTTGAACCAATTCGAGATAATGCCATAAATTTTCATTATCACTATAAAAATTACAATATTAGAATAATTCATGAATTGAATCCAAATAAATTCCATTATCTATTCAGTGGTAAATCTTATTTTAATTTTTATGTCAATGTTCTGTATAAATTATTTCATAAAGAATTAGACATTTTCAACACAACTAGTTATAAAACACATTTTTTAGAATGCGTAAACACCGCTAGATTCATCTGTAAATTTGATAAAATTTTTGATAATGTATTTTTTAACTTTGAAGATTTGGTCAATTCTCCTGAAAAATTTTATCACAAACTGCACGAGTTTCAGACAACTAATAAATTTAATCAACTGAGCTATGAAGATTTTGTACTAAGACAACAAAAATTCACAAGCACCTGTGTTAATACCTCAGGCATTTATGAAAACTTTGACAACATGATATGGGTATGTTTTGTTCTTGGAGAACTTATGAACTCAGATATTGTTCCAACCGATTTTGTTATTTTTGAAAAACAAAATCAACAAAAATGCATTGACTTTGCAGTAGATCAATACCATAATTGCAGATTACGACAAGTGCAGTACTTTGATAGCAATGTATGTTTACCAAAATTGTTGTAAAAAGTAAAATAATATTGTATAATTGAATCATACTAGGAGAACTTATGTCAGACAAAACTTTTAACGGCGATCAAAAACTCAAACTTATCCAAATTATCAATGAAGGTATGCAGGTAACGCACGAAATCGAAACATTACAAGGCGGGCTCAATGACACAATCAAGGCCATAGCAGAAGAACTCGAAATCAAACCAGCTGTCCTTAAAAAAGCCATCAAACTAGCGCACAAAGCAGAATTTGGTCGAGAGAAACAAGATCACGAATTACTTGAGACGATTTTAGAAACAGTAGGAAAAACTCTCTAATGTTATTGTCGATGTATAACAGTTAACGCCAGTGACAAATAAAACAAATCAACTTGAAATTTTCAGTTACGATCATAAAATTTTTGATTCTCGCAGACAAAAATTATTTGATCGATGTGTGTTAATTAGTCGCAGTAAAAATCTTAAATGTGTAATAGGAATACCAGAGTTTGGACATCTTGACCTATTAGGCGATAAAACTGTTTTTATTTGGCAATTTGATCTTTTACCCAATATTGCAACTCTTGCAAAAATGGATGAGTATCTAAGTAGCACCGGGCGGCAAATATACATTATAACTGATAATACAGGCCCAAATCTTAATTTGAAAAATATACGTATTTTTTATAAACCTCAAATGATGGGTGTATACAAACCAACAGAAGAACTTCCTAACATCGTTGCTCCTAAAAAATTATTTAATTGTTTCATGCAACGTATAGATTCTGTACGTCAGACCTGGTTTTATTTTTTGCATCACTACAATCTAATAGACAATGGGTACGTGAGTTTCTTATTAAAACAACTTACAAAATATAGTACGTTAACTGGCCAAGAATTATTCAATTATATTCATTATAACTATGAATTAGATAAAATTCCACATTTTGAATCTGCTTACCAACATTGGCGCACTTGTGTGCCTTTTACTAATTTTGATGAGAAACACAATTTGCCAGCTCTGTATCGGGACTGCAAATATAGTTTGGTACTAGAAACCTACGCCACCGAAGACAACAATGAATTTCGAGTGTTTAATGAAAAAGCAATTAGAGTTTTGCAAATACCAACATTACCACTGTTATTTGTGCAGCAGAATAGCATCAAACTTTTAATTGAATTAGGATTTCAAATTGGACACCATCATTCTGCATTTGATCATTTGCCATGGCAACAAAGACAACAACATTTATTAAATATATTAGTAGAAGATTCAATTGCATATGACAGCAATTTGTTGTATAATCAAGCTATGTACAATAGAGAATTGGTTACAAAATTTTCCAATCAATGTGATCAGTTAAATTTCTTTGATGAAATACTTGATCAATTATAAACGGAGAAAATTATTTGAGTTATATAGATGCACTTTATGATCGTGAGCATGATCGCATACATGTAGTTGAGAGGCGTAACGGAGTGCGAGAGTATCGCGAATATCCTGCCAACTATATTTTTTATTACGATGACCCTAGAGGTAAATTTACCAGTATCTACGGCACACCAGTTTCGCGATTCAGCACACGCAATAACAAAGAATTTCGTAAAGAAGTTCGGGCTCAGTCGCACAAAAATATATACGAAAGTGATATAAATCCTATATTTAGATGCCTGAGTGAAAATTATATTGGACAGGATGCTCCAGAACTCAATGTGGCATTTTTTGATATTGAAGTTGCATTTGATCCAGAGCGTGGATTTTCGCCTGTGTCAGATCCATTTAATCCTATCACTGCTATATCATTATATCTGACCTGGCTGGATCAGCTAGTTACACTGGCTGTGCCGCCCAAACACATGAGCTGGGCCACTGCTGAAGAAATTGCAGGTACATTTGAAAACTGCATGTTGTTTGAGCGTGAAGAAGAAATGTTAAAAACATTCCTGGATCTAATTGAAGATGCAGATGCACTATCAGGATGGAACTCAGAAGGCTATGATATTCCGTATACTGTAAATCGTGTGACTCGTGTGTTAAACAAGGATGACACCCGTAGATTTTGTCTGTGGAATCAATATCCCAAACCACGCATGTTTGAACGTTTTGGTGCAGAAAATCAAACCTATGACTTGATTGGTCGTGTGCACATGGATTACATGCAACTGTATCGCAAATATACCTATGAAGAACGCCACAGCTATAGTTTGGATGCCATTGGAGAGTACGAACTAGATGAGCGTAAAACTCAGTTTGAAGGCACACTAGATCAACTGTACAATCAGAACTTTAGAACGTTTTTAGAATACAATCGACAAGATACATTGCTGTTGCACAAACTGGATCAGAAATTGAGATTTCTAGATCTAGCCAATGAACTTGCACATGCCAACACTGTGCTACTACAAACCACCATGGGTGCAGTGGCAGTGACTGAACAGGCCATTATCAACGAAGCACACGAACGTGGCATGGTTGTGCCCAATCGTCAGCAACGACTCACTGATGACAACACACAGGCGGCAGGTGCTTATGTAGCGTATCCTAAAAAAGGCATACATGAGTGGATAGGATCAGTTGATATCAACTCACTGTACCCGTCGGCCATCCGAGCACTCAACATGGGACCAGAAACCATTGTGGGGCAACTGCGCCCGATCATGACTGACAGATACATCAAAGATAAAATCGACAACAAAAGCAGTTTTGCCATGGCCTGGGAAGGCTTGTTTGGCAGTTTAGAATACACCGCAGTCATGGAGCAACAACGTGGCACAGAAATTACCATAGACTGGCAAGACGGAAATGAAACTGTGCACAGTGCCGCTGAAATTTGGTCAATGATATTTGATTCAAATCAGCCCTGGATGTTGACCGCCAATGGCACTATTGTGACCTACGAACGCAAGGGTATTATTCCAGGCTTGTTAGAACGTTGGTATGCAGAACGCAAGGAAATGCAGGCCAAGAAAAAAGAAGCTCGGGATAAAAAAGAAGAAGCATTTTGGGACAAGCGTCAGTTGGTTAAAAAGATCAACTTGAATTCATTGTATGGTGCTATTTTAAATCCTGGTTGTAGATTCTTTGATCATAGGATTGGTCAATCTACCACACTCACAGGACGAGCTATTGCTAGACACATGGATGCACATATCAACGAATGCATAACTGGCAAGTACGATCACGTAGGTGAAGCTATCATATACGGTGATACAGACTCGTGTTACTTTTCGGCATGGCCAGTGCTGAAAGCTGAAGTTGAAGCTGGCCGCATGGAATGGTCAAAAGAAACTTGTATTGCTCTATACGATTCAATTGCCGAACAAGTGAATCAAAGCTTTCCAGCTTTTATGGAGCAAGCATTTCATTGTCCAAGAGGTGCAGGGGAACTTATCAAGGCCGGCCGTGAACTTGTAGCAGATCGCAGTTTGTTTATTACAAAAAAACGCTATGCCGTGAATATCATTGACTTGGAAGGCAAAAGATTAGATGTAGAAGGCAAGCCAGGTAAGACCAAGGCCATGGGCTTGGATCTAAAAAGATCTGACACTCCCAAGGTAATTCAAGACTTCTTGTTAGAAATTCTAAATAGTGTACTAAGTGGTGCTCAACGTGATGATATCATTGAGCGCATCAGAAAGTTCAAATATGAATTTGCTGAACGTCCAGGCTGGGAAAAAGGTTCGCCTAAACGTGTTAACAACCTAACCAAGTATGCCAAAGAAGAAGAACGAGTGGGTCGGGCCAACATGCCAGGTCATGTTAGAGCTGCTATCAATTGGAATGCCATGCGCAAAATGAACGGTGACAATTATAGCATGCAGGTAGTAGATGGTATGAAAACTATTGTGTGTAAACTTAAATCCAACGCATTGGGTTGGACCAGTATTGGATATCCCACAGACGAAATGCACCTACCACAGTGGTTTAAAGACTTACCATTTGACGATGCGGAAATGGAGACAACAGTAGTTGATCAAAAGATAGATAACTTATTGGGCGTATTAGATTGGGATTTAAAATCTGCTACCAATACTGAAAATACATTTCAAACCTTATTTGATTGGTCATAATGAAACTCAGCGAACTTGTTGGATTTAAAAATCAAGTCGATTTATTACTGTCAGTTGAATCAATAAAGCTAACTGCAGAATTTGAACTATTAAAAATTAAATACGTACTCGAATCAAAAAATGTTGTGCCTCCAGAACAATTACAGGAATTAATAAAAAATAAAAACAATTTGCAACAGTCCTTTGATCAACTTGATTCAACTGTATCAATGGTAAAAAATTATATTAAAAAAATAATTGCTCAAGAAGAAATATCATATTATGATGATAGTTTGAGATTTTATAAACAGGCAGTTAATATTAATATAGAACACGGATATGCCAGAGAAGAAAGTGATATACCCTTCGTTGATGCGTGGGGAATAGTAAGACATGTACCTTTAGAAGTTAAAAATAATCATAAAAATCGTATCAACAATGAAATTTTAACTCGAAATTTAAATGTGTTGGAATCTGTAAAAAATATAATATTTTCTAGAATATTAAGTTACGCAGATTGGCATTATCCTGCAGCAGTTATTAGACCTGGTTGCGAAGATTTTATAAATCACCTGGTTGCAAATGATCCGTTATATCTTATTGACGAACACAAAGATTTGTTATTGCCTGCTATGAATAAATTTAACCAGCAATATCAAAATAGATTACGACCTTGTGTGATCGACGAATCAACTGGCAGTAATATACTTGATCGATTACCCGACAATCAATTTTCATTTTTCCTTGTGTATAATTATTTTGATTATAAACCATTGGATATAATCAAAATATATCTCACTGAAATTTTTGAAAAATTACGACCAGGCGGAACAGTAGCAATAACATTCAATGACTGCGATTACGCTGGCGCAGTTGCTCGAGTCGAAAATTGTATTGGATACTATACTCCGGGAAGAATAATTTTAGAACACTGCGCTAAAATAGGTTACACAGAAATTTTTAAGTTAGCTAATAACGAATCAAGCACCTGGATAGAGTTGCAAAAACCTGGTAGACTATCTAGTCTAAGAGGCGGTCAAACTTTGGCAAAAATAAATCACAAATAACTTGTAAAATCTAAATACAACTTGTATAATATAAACAACAGGAGAAAATATACACATGAAAGACAATCTATTAGACTTGGTAGAACACACACACGACTTGGGCTGCATCGAACTGATCAAAATCAACGGTGATGCCTATGGCACAGAAGTAGTTGGTGTTGGTACCGATCAGTCAGTGGTACTTGACGCAAAATTTGCAGTACCAGAACCTGAGTTTGTTGGAACATTTGGCATGCCCAATCTAGGCAAACTTAAAATTTTGCTGAATTTGGATGCCTATAAAGAAAACAGCACACTCACAGTTACCCACAAGGCCACTGGAGAACCTGACGGCATTGATTTTGCCAATGACTCTGGGGACTTTAAAAACAACTACAGATTTATGGCATCTGGCGTGGTAGATGCTCAGGTCAAGACTCCAAAATTTAGAGGTGCTACCTGGCATGTGTCATTTGTGCCCACAGTGGTTGCAGTTCAACGATTCAGAATGCAGGCGCAAGCACACAGTGAAGAAACTAGTTTTCAAGTCAAAACTGACAACGGAAATCTAGTGTTTTCTTTTGGTGATCACAGCACACACTCTGGCAACTTTGTTTTCCACACAGGGGTCTCTGGTCAACTCAAACGATCATGGAGTTACTCTATCAAAACTGTGATGAATATTTTGAGTTTGACTGGCGACAAAACATTCAGTATCAGCGATGATGGATGTGCTCAGATCACCGTGGATAGTGGGTTGGCAACATATAACTATATTTTACTAGCATTGACCAAGTGACGCAAGACAATCTAACTGCCAAGCAAAGCGACTACGCTGTATTCTTGCCAGCCATCAGTGGTTTCTATGCTACTTTTGTGGGCAAACAACGTGCAGGAGCCTATGTAGATCCTGCTCGGATGCCAGCAGGAATACAGGACATGGAACAGATGAATTGGCTCAACAGCCAACAAGCATTGTTTCCCTATCGTTGGAGCCTGTATTCTGGTGGTCATGCCAACCTAGATCTTACCAAGTCA